CTGCAAAAGAAGGAATTGAAAAGGCGACCGGATTCATAAAAGACCTTTTCGGTTTTGGGGAAGGTGCAGACGTGCCATCCCTAGACATTCCTGACCCAACAGAAGAACTGGAAAAGCAGACGCCAATCCTCGAACGGATTGGAAATGCTGCCGAGAACTTTGGCGCAAACTTCGTGCTGGCGAGCTTCTAAATGGGCATGATCGAAATACACCCGCGAACCTTCACGCGAAGCCGAGGCGGCACGCCTACGGCAGAGCGGAAGTTCGTGGACACGCCAGATGTTACGGTAGAAGAATCGCTGCCAGTATTGGGCGAGGCTCATCCTGAGTTCGCGGCTATGACCTGCGTCAGCGTGACGGCCCGCAGCGGCTACCAGGGCGACCCGCAGCAAACTGAATACACGATCCGATATGAGAACGTGGTGCGATGAGTGTGAAAGACCCAAACCCGCTGAACAGGCCCGACGTTTGGTCGCTCTCTGCGAGCGGCACGACCGTGCCAGCGGCGTTTCACTACGTCGGCGGTGCTCAGAAGCAAATCACCAATTCAGCCGGTGACGCGATCACAGGGCTGAAGCGACGGCAGGGCGAAATCACGATGACGGTGCGAGGCAACCGCTCGGGCTCGCCGTTTGCACTGGCGACGACGTTGGTGAATCGCACGAACGCTACCGAGTGGGCTGACGGTGCCGAGCGTACTTGGCTTTGCACGAGCATTTCAGCACAACAACAGAGCGAGCTGGTCGGAAATGAGATTGTCGACTATTGGTCTGTGTCGTTTTCGTTTGCCTATCGGCCCGAGACGTGGGCCGTGCAGGCTCCTGACGTGGGGCTGAATCAGATTGTCTACATAGCCGACCAGGACATAATCGTCGGCAGAGAAAAAAGACGTATCACGATACAAGACGCCAACGGCAATGCAGTGCCGACACCGAAGCCGCTGCCGCTGAACAGCGACGGCACCTTGAAGGGTGCAACCGCCGAGGCTGACTTCCTCACGTTCAGCGTCTATCAGACGGCGGACTTTCTTTCATACTTTGGAGACCCGCCAACATGAGCCCAGTGATAAGCACCTCGGCCAGTGACTACAGCTATAGCGTACTGCCAGCCAGCCTGGACTTGGTCGTGCTCAAGGGCGACGAATTTGGCATGACTCTTGATTGGAGCATTGACCTGACCAATTTCACCTGGTCGGCTGAAATTTTTTCATCTGCTCGCACGGTCAATAGCAACTACCCCGGGGGTCTGGTAACTCAGGGGACAACGGTTGCCACGTTCACTGTCACAGTCATCGACGCCGCCAATGGGCAGCTTAACCTTGCACTGGATGAGACAACTACGGCAGGGCTCGACGAGGCGACAGCTTACCGCTGGTTTTTGCGAGGCGTGGCCCCCGGTGCCGTCACCCGCACCTACATATCAGGCAGCTTTACTGTGAGGGCACCGTGAGCATTTCGATCAACGTCACGCCAGCCTCATCGGGTGGCACATTCTCTGTGGGCTCGACGAGCTCGCAGAATGTCACACTGGAGGTCACAGGCGGCATCGGCCCGGCAGGAACAGACGTTGCCCTTGCTGCGGGCACTGGCATCTCTATCGTCACGGTCAACAACACCGCGACGATCAGCAGCACGGCCGCAGCGGCTGCGAAACTTGCAGACTTGGGTGACGTCTCGCTCGGCACGCCAGTTGTGGGCCAAGTTCTCGCCTACGATGGCACGGCGTGGGTCCCCACGTCTGACAGTGCCCTGACACTTTCAACGTCCGCAGGTGCTGACCTGGGCACCGCTGCCATCGGCACGTCAGGCGAGGCGGCGAGGGCAGACCACGTTCACAACCTGCCGACGTTTGAGGAGATCACGAAGGGCACCGCCACCGTCACAGGAGACCTGACGCTGGACGCCAGCACGGGCAGCGTCACGCTCAACGGTGGCACCGCAGGCAGTGCCAGCCTAACGCTCAACTGCGAACAGAACACGCACGGCATCACAATTAAAAGCCCGCCGCACTCCGCAGCTGCAACATACACGTTGACTCTGCCAACGTCAGACGGCCTGGCAAATCAGGTTTTGACAACGGACGGCAGCGGCGTTTTGTCGTGGTCGGATAATCCAGAAGCAAATGTCACGCCTGGGAGTTTCTCGGCCATTGATGGCGTCAGTGATTTTGGTGCCTCCGTCGGAGACTTGCTATTTTACAGAGGCACTGGCTGGGTGCCGAGCGGCGGGGCGGTAACTGCTCCAAAAGACTTGGCAACGCTTCTGGCTGCCGATGGATCGCAAAACTTTTTTTGGTCGCGGCAAGAGTTCTATGCAGGCGACTATGAAGTAGAAATTTTGCCGGTAGGCATACAGCAAAACGTAGCAGGGCAGGCACCTCTCTCTGTAGACGCAAGCGGTGCGATAGCGATGAACCTTGCTTTAGATACGGCAACAGTAACGGATTTCCGTTTATTTGCGTCCCCAACGCTTTCGCCCGTTGCTTACGAACAGGTCGAAGTGGAAATGGGAGTTCTTGGCGGCTCCTATTTTCTCGCAGAAGGCATTTACCTCGGCAACAACTTTACAGCCCCCGGCACCTTTCCGATGTACGCGGAGTTCGCCGACGCGAGCGGCACAACCGTAGCGACCACAGGCGTGCAGAACATTACACTGTCGCAGCACGGTTCGCCGGTCGCTCCCGCATTCATTTCTGGCAGTTACAGCGGCACGGACTTGGACGTAACTGTAGCAGTTGACATAAGGCCGCACGCACTTGGCTTTTACCCTGATTCTGCCGTGACGCTTTACGCCGAGGTCGCCACCGACTCTGCTGGTTCGGCGGGCTGGACAAAGAGCTTAGGCGTGCTGGTGAGTGATATTGGCGAGGTCGGAGAAATCTCGATTTCCAACGTGCCGAGCGGGTTTAGTTTCGTTCGGACTGTCGCAGAGAATCCGGGCGGAACCGGTTCCTACTCCGAGGTTTTTGAGGTTGTCTAATGGCGTCCCAGATGTTTCCTCAGTTGAGGCCGCACCCGCGAGCATGGCCGCGCGAGAATGAGCAGCCAAGATTTGACAAGCCCGAGCTTGTATTTAATAACCACTCAGACGGCTTTGTGGTGCAGGCGACAAATTGGTGGCTTGCACATGCGAAAATCACAGATCGCAATTTCTTGTCGGGCGATTCGCCGTCTTACATTGACGCCTGCCAGACAGACGTGCTGACCACCTCTTACGGCTTCAGCGGCTACCCTGCGCTTATTGACGACCCTAATCAAGGTTTGGAGGCCTTGACTTTGGGCGGAATGAAAGACTACCTCAACACTTATCACGCTGGCGGCGTGTTTAATATTTCGTATGAGGCTGGCCCATTTGTACCCGGCCAGCCGTATGAAGTAACACTCTCAGAGATAACAGTCGACGACAACCCTCGTCGCGTCTCTAGGATTGTAAACGCCTTTACAGGCACGGGTCAGAGGCAGTTCCCGTTCGCAAATGCAAACTCAAACGGCCAAAACGTACTATTTAACCTCCCTATTACTGGCCCGGCCCCGCTCATTTTTGTCATTGAGGTCCGCAGAACCACCAGCCCTGAGACTGGCATAATCACGGAGTTTCGCACCGCCCCGCCGCCATTGCAGACAATACCATCTGCTGGCACTGGGTATCAGTGGCGGAGTTTCGCCAACGCATCTGATGTGGAGTGGCGGGACGGCTTCGACAGCGAGCCGGTGGCAATCCAAGTAGCATCAGGAAAGGCAGTTAACGGCCAGCAGGTGCTTGTCGGCACTCTCGATCAAAGTCAAGTAAAAATTCGGCCCAACCGGCGGAGCGGCGGAACTATTTATATTGAAGTCTTGGATAACGAGATTAACTCAGATGCAGCGGTTTTCCTGCGGAGAAATGGGGTGCTTGTACGGCTCACGAGATATAGCACTGGCGTATCAAGCTACTACCTGTCTGGCAGGAGTCAGGTGACATCATCGAGGTTCTACAGCCATAAGTTTTCTGCGGCTGCTGGTGCTGGGAGCGAAAACATCTACGATGGAGTCGATGAGGTTTTTGTAGTTTCCGAGGCTCCCTCAGGGCCACTAGAGTTTCCTGGACACAGCGAGCCTGTCTACGAGTACAGCTCAAGACGAAGGGAAGAAAACTGCTTCCCGATCCAGCCGCATCAGGTGACAGGAGGCGGAACCAATCTTCCCTGTATTCGGCAAACGAAAAAGCGGGCCACGGTAGCCATAATAGTGGAGCATGACTGATGCAGATCTCGACCGCAAAGAACACGGCTTCCACTAGCAGCCTGCAAGAGGGTCAGCAGTATGTTTTTCGCGTTGCATCTCGTGATGCTAGCGGGAACCTCGTCTGGTCTGCTTTTTCTGATGCTTTCACGGCGCAGAACGTCGCTACTGGCGGCATAACATGGGCAACCGAGCCAGCGGCGAGCAACTCAACCGGCAACGCCGGAGAGATTGCCTACGGGAGCGGCTATTTCTTTTTACACGACGGCACCGAATGGCGACGGGCCGCGTTGTCACCCTTTGGGGTCATACCGCCGACAATTACAATCGACACGCAGCCGCAAAGCCTTACACTCGCATCTGGGGGCAGCGGAAACTTCACCATCTCGGCCACAGTCAGCGACGGCGCAACGCCTACCTACCAATGGCAAAACAGTGACGACAGCGGTGCGACGTGGGACACGCTCACAGGATCGACAGGCACGACTTATTCACTTTCTGGAGTGTCGGCAGTCGACAGCGGCACCCAGTATCGCGCAGTAATCTCAGCCGCTGGTGCGGACGATGTAACGAGCAATGTGGCAACGCTGACAGTGACGGCAGACAGAATCCTCGCCGAAAACTCAGACACACTCTTAACTGAGACTGGCGACAATCTTCTTCACGACGGCGATCCGCAGGTTTGGGCGGAGGTCGGCGGAAACATTTCACAGCCGACAGCTTCGCAATTCGGGTCTGCGGTCGCGCTAGACGATGACGGGGACGTGGCTGTGATCGGTGCCTACCTTGACAACAATGGTGGGTCTACGGCAAACGGCACTCTCTCTGTGTATGGGTTTACGAACGGCTCTTGGTCGCAGATTGGCTCTAAGCTCATTGGCGAGGCTGACGGTGACAGGTTTGGCGGCTATGTTGCGTCCAACGGTGACGGCTCTGTTGTTGCCGCGATTGCAGAATACAACTCGGAAACGTACAGCAGGCAGGGGCACGCCAGGGTTTTTGCTTGGGACGGCACCGACTGGCAGCAGCGAGGACTCGACCTTGACGGGGATCAGTTTAACCCACTTGGCGGAATGAGAGGGTTGGCCTTGTCGGAGTCTGGCTCGCGAATTGCACTCGGCTGGCTTGACAGCGATGACGGTACAGGCTCCCCAGATCGCGGGATAGTTCGTGCGTACGACTGGGACGGCAGCGCATGGCAGCAGGCTGGGGCTACGCTGTCTGGCAGCGGGACTGACTCGGGGTTTGGAAGAGTTGCACTTTCATCCAGCGGAGAGGTGCTGGTTATCGGAGAGCCGCAGTCAGCGCAGACACCTGCTGGCAGTGGGAAGTTTCAAGTTTTTGACTGGGTGGGCGGCACGTCGTGGCAGCAGCGAGGATCAGACATCACTGGAAGCTCGTCTGGCGAATCACTTGGACTATCCGTATCGAGCTCTTCCGATGGGAACCGAATCTGCGCAGGCGGTGTGGGTGTCGTCAAGATTTACGACTGGTCTGGCAGTGCATGGGAGCAGGTTGGCGGCGACATTGTTGGCGATGGTGATGACGCATTCGGCGTCAAAACCAAAATAAGCGGTGACGGCTCGCGGGTGGTAGTCGGCAGCTATCTTGAAGATGTAAATGCACAAGGTAATGCTGGTGTGGTGAGAACCTACGAGCTTCAGGGCAACGTGTGGCAGCTCGTTGGTTCGTCAATCTCGACAGAAGTTGTGAACGATAGGTTGGGGAATGCTGTGGATATAACCAACGACGGCAGTCTGATTGCAGCTGGCACCAATGCTCAAAAAGTCTATTTTTTCTCGACCGATTGAACTCATTAGAGAAGGGAATTTCCGATGATCTCAGCAGTCTCAGTAACGACATCCCCGACTGAGGTGCTGGTCACGTTCGCGTCTACGATTGGGCCTAATGGTAAAATGAAGATAAAGATAAAGGAGCACAGCACAAGTGATCTCAGCAGTAACAGTGACAACATCCCCGACTGAGGTGCTTGCAGCACCGACAGGCCGCCCGTATCAGTTCGTCGCTCTAAGTAACAACGGAGCCGAAACCGTCTGGCTGAAGGTCGTCGCTGGCGGCGATCCGCTGAGTGCCACAAACGGCATCCAGTTGGCCGCCGGTGCCTCGTTCGTGGTCGACCAAGACAACCAGGCCCGAATGTTTAAAAGCGGCGTCACGGCCATCGTGGCGAGCGGGACAACGACCCTCGGCGTTCAGGCATTCTGATGGCGGTTGGCTTCGTGGGAAAAGGTCTGGGATTCATGGCGGCAGTTGTGCCGCTTGGCGTTGTCACGCCACCCGCCATCCTTGGTAGTGGTGGTGGTGTAGTCTTCGAGACATTCAGGATGACCACCGAGACAGGTGACACACTCAAAACAGAAACGGGCGACTTCCTCGCTCGGCATTTCAATAGCCTTGCCACCGAGGCGGGCGACTCAATCGTGACAGAAACAGGCAACCTGCTGGAGGTATAGCATGGCCGATGTAAAGATTTCAGAACTCACAGCGAACGCATCACCGGCTGCGGCAGACGTTGCCGCAGTAAGCAACGCTGCGGCGACCGCGACAAATAAGGTAACGCTGCAAGCCATCGCCCGGCTTTTCAGTGACCCAAGCGGCGTGACCGGGGGCGATGCTATAACAAACATTCTGAGCTGCACGCAATCTGAGTATGATGCCATCACTCCCGACGCCTCGACGCTTTACATTATCACCTGAGAAAGGGCGACAATGCCAATCAACCTCGGAAGCGGTGCCATCTCGGGTGCCTATGTCGGCAGCAACGCAGTCACTGCGGCTTATCTTGGAGGCACAAGTGTGTTTGCGGCGGGAGGAAGTTATACGCCGATAACACCGAACACCGACAACAGGGCAAGGATTTACTTGCCAGCCAGCACGACCAGTATCGTTGTCGGTGCCGCCAGCACATCGTCGTCGTTTGCCATTACCGACGGAACAACTACAGTGATTGGCGGTGGCGGCTATAACTACGCTTATAGCGTTCACAGCTATTATCTGCATGGATACAGACCGGCGACTCTTAGCGGAATGTCTTCATCATCTCAAAAGGTCATCGAGGTCTACTCCTGCAACTCAAGCGGAACTCCGACTGGCAACCTAACCGTTCTCGGCCTGCTGGACACGTCGAGCGATGTGGACGCGATAGATGTCAGCGGATTGACTATCCTTTACGCACTCGCGGCATTCTCGTCTTCTGCATACGGGAGCGGATACACCAAGACCGGACAATCGGCGAATACTAGCAGTTCACTGCCCAGCACGATCCGTGAGATTAGGGCAGTCGGCACGCAAATCCACTACACGGGCGGCGGCGGCGGCCCGACAACATACGCTGGCGGCGGGTTAGATGTAGCGGGCCAGCAGCTTGATGCCACCGCACTCGATAACCTTTACACCGACCTTGGCAGCGTCTCAAGCTATGGCGGCACGAACCCCCTTATCGTCCGTGGCAACCCAGGAACGAGCGGGGACACGCCAAGCATCGCCACGGCCAAGGGCTACACGGTGTACGGCAGCTGATGATCTACACGCAGTATTTCGTTTGCGGTGAAAAGTTGCTGGCGTTCAACGCAAAGGCGTGCAGTTCGTCGCTTGTGCGTGAGGTGATTCGCGCCTACTACCCTGATATAGAAAAGACGATCACAGAGGCCAGCTACCCAGAAGGGAAAAGCGCGGACAACGCCCAGCACCATCACCTTCTTCCTTGGCGATTCAATGCCGACAGGCCAGTGGTGCAGGTCGTCCGCTGCCCCGTGGAGCGATTCCGTTCCTCAATGGCTCAGGTCGGGCTTGACGATGTCGATGCAACGCTGGACGAGCTGCAAAGCGAGCGCGGAGAGTACGGTGTAAATCGCGGAGGGCGGCTGGCGGTCAACTATCATTTTCTTCCGCAGTCTAGGTTTTGTGGCGACATCACCTATTTTCCGGTGACTGCGGTAAACGATGCAGCGGCAGAACTGGGGTTGCGAGTGCCACTGCCAAAAATCCACGAATCGCAGGACAAGCCGACGCTCTCTGGTGCTCAGGCCGCCCGTGTGCGCGAGTGGTACGCCAAAGACGTTGCGCTGTGGGAGCAGGTGCGATGACACTAATCCACGTCCGCACCATCGCCAGGGCCGTCGTCTATCCGCTCCTCCTAATCATCGGCGGTGCGGCCCTCGGCTTCGCGGCATATCCGCAAGTCGTCGGCCACAAGGTCTGGCTGCTCTCGTGGGCGTACCGCTCGATATTTCACCCGCCAAAGTACAACGCTGAGGCCGTCACTCGCATCGCTACTGAGCGGCTGACGAAATGGTGGCGTGATGTGCCCGGCTTCACGATCATCGACTGGCGAAACTTTGGCGAGGAGGCCCGCGAGTTCAGGATCGAGCATCTTGACTCTGACGGTAATGTGGTCAGAAAGCTCGTCCGCGTCTGGGTGCGATGGAAGCTGTGGTCACAGAACAACGGCGAGGAAATCATCTACCAGGCTGCTGGGCCGGATGACATCGAACTGATCGAGATTGAGGTAACAGAACCATGCGAGCGTTGTGGATAATCGGAGCGACAATCGCCGCCGGGATCGCAGAGGCGATGCTCCGCGACGACCGAGGGAACGAGAACGCCGACAAGCTGCCGAAGTGGGCTCTGAAGCTCCTCGGGCGATGACCCGCGAGGTTCTGCTAGCACGCGGCCAGTGTTGTCATCTCGGCTGCAAGGAGTGCCCCTATGGCGAAGAACGTAGTATTTGACGAGGACTCAGCGGCCCGCATCGCGGCAGCGGTCAAGTGGGTCGAGCAATACAGTCTCGATGAGACGCAAGACCCAGATGACCCGCTACCACCTGACGCTGACAAGCCAGAGACGGTTTGCCAGGAGCTGTCTCTCGTTGAACCTTCAGGAAATCTCACGCTTCTTTCACAGGTAAGCCCAACAGGCACGGTTGTGACCGGCGTTGCTTGTGTGAATGGCAATCTAACGGTGACAACGGCAGACCTAGCATCTCTTGTCGGCTATACCGAGCAAACCGTCAGACTCTCTGACCTCGCTTCTGTGACTACGCAGAACCTAACGCTGCCAAAGCAGGAGGGGTGCAGCTAATGCCAACGGTCGACCTTGGGCCTTGTGAGTGCTGTGGCGACTACCCAGACTCGACGTGCTACTACGACGGCGAAGAATCTTTTCGTTGCGTGGCAGATGGTGATGAACCGCCCGAAGGATGGACAGCAGTTGGCAAGGAATGCCCGCGTGGTTGCTGCTGTTTTTGGTTGCAACCTAACACCTGCGGAGGCGTGAGCTTGGACGCGCCTTGCGACGTGGCCCCCCCAGAAACTTTTCAGTTTCAGGAACGAATTTCTGGCATTTTTGTTTCAGGCGGTTATCGCGAATGCGGCGACAACGCGACGGACTACATGAACGCTCTGCCTGAATTGCCGCCGATTACATTCACGCTTTCCGGGGTTAGCGGCAACGCGGCAACCTACCAGGGCAACGCTTCAGGAAACGGTTGGTCGCTTGAGACACCATCAAACGTGACTGCGACTCTTAATGTTTGCCTTGGCATCATTTTACTGGCAAACGAAATTTGGTGGGAGCGTTCCGGTGGTTTGGTTCGACTGCGAGTCTTTTACAAAAACTACATTTCCCCCCCCGTATATCCGATAAAACCTTCTGCTTATCCTCAGTCGATTTGTGACGGCATGTTCACCTACCCATCAGCCTACCTCGACGGAATTGCAGTAGTTGATGCCTCTTTGGTCACGCCTTGTGATGATGGTCGGGGCGCGGACAATGACCCCGTCTATTACACGAACCCTGAATATCCTTTTCACGACGCCCCATCACTGACCTTCAGAGTTACACCACCAAAAAGCCCGCCTATTTGCTATCCAGAGGTCGCCGTTGACTGCGGAGTTTGCTGCGAGTCGGACGGCGGCTGCACCGCAGGCGTCGACGGCGGATTGCAGAGCCAGTCGGACTGCGAGGACGCTGGCGGGACGTGGCTTTGGAATGGAGACTGTGACGACTGTGAACTGCTGGAGAATCCTTTGCCGTGATTCAATGCCGAATTAAACATCTTGCGCAGCGTGCGGCACAGCGTGGGACGACGCTCGCCGACGTGCGTGCCTGCATCGTGCGTGAGCACGGCGGCGGCATCATTACTGTTGACGAGACGCACCCTGCCTACCCGCAGCCAAGAAAAGGCCTCGGCGACCGCGTGGCAGACGGGCTTGCTTCGGTGGGTATTACAAAAGAGCGAGTCAGCAAGCTCGTCGGCAAAGACTGCGGCTGCGCCAAACGTCAAGAAGCGTTGAACAGGCTCGGCCAGCGTGCTGCCGAGGCCTTGCGGAAACTAACCGGACAGGATGCACCAAATGCAACGCCGGAAGAACAAAAGCGACCACTGGACGACTGAGACGCTTGAAAGCGGAGTCTGCCGCGTCACATTTGCATCTCGCCTCTGGGTGCTGATCTCGTCGGATTGGCACTGGGATAGCATCAAGTGTGACCGCGACCGGCTCAGTCGTGACCTAGCCGAAGCCAAGCGGCTAAACGCTGCGGTGCTTTCCCTCGGCGATGGCTTCGACGCGATGGGCGGAAAGTTCGACCCTCGCAGCAACGGCAAACACGACGTTCGGCCCGAGCTTCAGAGCGGAAACTACTTCGACGAAATTGTGAGCCAGTGCGGTCAGTGGCTCGACCCGTACCGGGAACAAATGGCACTGGTCAGCCCAGGCAATCACGAGTCAGCGGTGCGGAAGCGGCAGGAGACGTGCCTGACGACGCGGCTGGTCGAACGCCTCCGCGTTGCAGGCTCGCCGGTTCGTCAGGGCGGCTACGCGGGCTGGGTTTTATTCCGAGCCCAACGCGGAAAGCAGACGGCGTTGCATCGCTTATGGTATCACCACGGCTTCGGGGGTGGCGGTGGCACAACTCGCGGGGCTGGGCAATTCGCTCAGTACCTCGCTGAGGTAGACGCTGATACCATCGTCGCCGGTCACGTTCATCAACGGACATTCATCGAAGCCCATCGGCAACGAATCACCAGCAGCGGCCTCTGCCGGACTCGGCCCGTGCATCTGGTGCGATCATCGACCTACAAGCGTGAGAGCGTGACCGATGGCTGGGCAGTGGAGAAGGGCATCGGTGCACGGCCCCTCGGCGGCTGGTGGCTGCTGCTAAGGTGGAACTCAGACGCTACAGAACTCAACGCCAGCTTCCACGACCGACCATACGAGGTGCCAGATGCAGACAGTGACAGTGACGGAAACGCCAAGCCAAGACCAGTACGCTCCCAGCCTAAGCCGAGCAAACGACGACCTGCGAAAGGCGGTGGCAAGGCGAAACGAGCGTCACGCAACCGCTCCGCTGCCGCCCGTCGCTGAGGCCGCCTGTGACGTGACCGAGGCCGATTGCTGCCAAGGCTCGCGGATGCCGACATTGACCAAAACTGACCATGCTGGCGAGCCTCCACCCGCAGAACAACTGCTTGAGGAGGCCCGCCAAACCGTGCGGCAACGACGCACAAACTACGGCCCGCCAGCCGACCATTTCTCAAAAACCGTCGGCATGGTAAATGCTGCGTTTGCCGGAGTGCTCAACCGTCCGCTGACGCCCTCGGATTGGGCGATCATCATGACGCTCGACAAAATTGCCCGACACCAAGGGCCAGCAAAAACAGCCGACACGCCAATAGATTTGGCGGGTTACGCTGCCTGCCTGGCGGAGTGCGAACAAGCCACAAACGCTAACGGTTGACGTTCGACTGATCTGGTGCTGTACCGGGAATCTCAAGGCTAGGCAAAATCTCGATTGCGGCTGGGCCGGTTCCGGCAATCCGCTGATCCCGATAGTGCTGCTGGTAGAGCTCGCCGCCGTCCGAGTGGTCGAGCAGGTCGACAGGATTGCCGCCAGCCGCCGCGTAATAGCTCGCCGCTGATTTGCGGATGGAGTGGAACCCGCGAGGCTGAACGTCGGCACGCTTGCAGATTTGACCGAGTGCAAGCCAGAGAGATTCTTTCGGGCGATCCCACGGCCATACCTGCCCAGATGGCTGCTGACGGCGTCTGAGGCGATCTGCGAGGGCAGGGCTTATCTGCCGCACTAAGTCTCTGGTTTTTAGCTTGCGAGTCTCTGATGGCAACAGGACACGCCTGCCGTCCAGGTCGACGTTCTGCCACTCGACGGCCAGAGTCTCGCCAATCCGGCAGGCAGTCTCCCAAAGGAATCTGAGCAGGCTGCCGTGCCACTCTCCCGCTGGTATGCCAGCGACTCGCCCTCGGGTCACGTCCGCCTCGGTGATCATTCGGCCCAGTTCTTCCTTCGTGTAGGCGACCGGCAGCCGACCAGCCGCCCGGAATGGTGGCAAAACCACGTCCTCCTTGATCAGACCTTTGCGGAAAGCCAGCCCAGCTAGAGAGAGCAACTGAGCCCGATCCTTCCTGACGGTCGTCCTGCGGACGATCTTGCCACGGTGCGGCGTCTCAAGCCGCCAAGCGATGAACTGGCTCACTGCCAGGTCGTTTAAATCGTCCAGAGTTGGCTCCCGGCCGAGGCAATCTGCGAAGCGGTCAATAGAGTGGCAATACAGTGTCACCGACCGCGTAGAGAGCTGTTTTAGGGGGCCGTAAGTATCGAGCAGAAAACGCTTCAAAGTAGTTGGCATTGGTGGATTCTCCGAGTTTGCGGCTTCCATGCCAGAAGGCACGGGCGGGCATCCTACCCACTCGGTGAACAACTGTCCACTAATCCTCAATAGGGGAATCCCACCCCGTCCGTTAAAGGTTTGAGGACTAAAGGGATTCTAACCAAGAGTTGGCGGCAAGTCGCCTTTAATCCCCTCGCTTTTCCAGAACGCTCAATAGACGCAGCCCGATAATTCTCAAGACATTTCCCAGAGGTGGACACCGTGGCTACCATAGATGGCATGATCACCGTCACCGAAGCGAGCGAACTGGCCGGATGCTCCCGCGAATACATTTGCCGACTCCTGCGAGCAAAGAAGTTGAGCGGCAAGCAGCTCAACGAGCGATTGTGGCTCGTAAAGCGTGCCGATGTTGTCGAATTGCGAAAACAACTCAGCACCCGTGCTGGTAGACGGTAGCCAAAAACCCCGCAAAAAACAGCGGAAAAAAATTATTTAATTTCCTCTTGACGAAGTTCCGACAAATGAACTAGCCTCCCGCACGTTGACGAGAGGCAAGACGCCAAGAGGACGCGAAAATGAATGTCGAACTTTGGATCAACTTGCTTGCAGCAATCGCCCGGCTACTAGCGGCTGGCGATTTTTTTTAACTCAGTAGTTCCGACGTATGAACAAGACTCTAATCCCCTCGCTTTTGATTTGACAGATTTTTTAACCCCAGTACGGTACGCCCGTACACCAACCCGAAGGAGACCCCAAATGGAATGGATGCCCGGAGACGACGAGGCCGCCGCAGCAATCGGCGGGATGACAGACACCTACGGACGCCCCGCAATCCCGACAGGCCTGATGATCGGCCAGCGGGCGACTTGGCGTCCCAACGATGACGAGTGGGCAACCGGCATTGTGATCGACCGCGACGAGGCCGAGGGCACCTATCTGCTCTCGATTCATGTACCCGGCAGCGGGCGGGTGATCCGCGAGGCACAGGCAGACGACCTGAGCCCATTCTGACCACTAGGAGGCCCGGCAGGATGCCGGGAGCAGCAAGGACGCACGACCGGCTGACGCTAAGGATGGCCGAAGCCGGGTTTCATTTTCCAGAAATCGAAAGGAATTAGATGAGCACAGCACTATCAACAACCCAGCCGCGTGGGCTGGCACTTCAGACGATCAGCGAGGCCATGACCTTCGGCAAGATGCTGGCCGAGTCGAGCTTCGTGCCGAAGGACTTCAGGGGCAAGCCTGCCGACTGCGTGCTGGCCGTCCAGCACGGGGCAGAATTGGGCCTCGGCCCGATGCAGAGCGTGCAGAGCATCGCGGTGGTGAACGGTCGCCCGAGCATCTACGGAGATGCCGCCATAGCACTCGCCAAGGGTTCACCCGTGTGTGAGTACGTCAGCGAGCGGATTGAGGGCGACGGCGACAACATGGTCGCCATCTGCGAGGCGAAGCGTCGCGGCGACCCTCAGCCGACCGTCAGCACGTTCAGCGTTGCGGACGCCAAGAAAGCGAGCCTGTGGGGCAAGTCTGGCCCGTGGCAGCAATACCCCAAACGGATGCTGCAAATGCGAGCCCGTGGATTCGCTCTGCGTGACGCTTTCCCTGACGTTCTGCGTGGCCTTGTCACTGCCGAGGAGGCCCAGGACTACACGCACGTTGAGCCGGTGAAACAGGAGCCACGGAAGACGCCAGCGGTGCGGCCAAAGTTCGACGACGAGGGGCCGAAACCCATCGAAGAAAACGACGCACTTGCCAAGGCACGGCTGGCAGTCAACGCGGTCACGCACCTTGACCAACTCGACGGCCTACGCCGCCGCGTCAGCGAGAAGGTTGAGAGTGGCGAGTGGACAGACGCCCAGGGCGAGGAGATCGCCAGCCTCATTAGGGGCAAGGCCGAGATGCTCATCAGCCAAGAGGAGGTCGCAGCATGAACGGCATCACATGCACCGATCCGGTTTTCGTCAGGCTCTACAACGAGGCACGCGGTTGCCACGATTGGGAAACGGTGACGGCACTTGAAACCATCGACCGTCAGCTTCGCTACGCCATCGAGGACGCCAACAAGTATCGCGAGCTGTGGAGAGGTACTGCCGAGTACCAGGCCCACCTGGCCCGAACGAAAGAGCTGGCCGAAGCGATGCGGACACGGCCAGCAGATCACCGGGCACCGCCTGAGTCTGACGGATAACGCGACCGGCAACCCAGAGGCCATAAGCCGCACTTGCCAGCGGCACTGGGAGCCCAGCGGGCGGTGGCTGGAAACACCCGCAGCCAGTGAGCTTTCGTCTCCGCGAGCGGCACTGGCAGCCTCGTCACGGATGGCGTGGAGGCCCGTTCGACTCGGGCCGCGAGGATTTATGGACGACGACGACGCTTTGATAATCATGGAGGGTGCCAATGGCAACCAAGCAACGAATAATTCCCGGCGATTGCATCGCAGGGCTGCGGACTCTGCCCGACGCAACCGTAAACTGTTGCGTTACATCGCCGCCCTACTGGGGGCTTCGTGACTACGGCCACGACGGGCAGATCGGCTTAGAGGAAACGCCCGACGCCTACGTTGCCCGCATGGTGGAGGTGTTCCGCGAGGTGCGGCGGGTGCTGCGGGATGATGGGACTTGCTGGGTGAACCTGGGGGATAGCTATTCAGGAAACGCTCAGAGCGGTGGCAAAAACGCGAACGACGGCGGGCCTGCAGTTCGCGTTTCGGGTGTTCCTACAAAGCGTGGCGACGGAATCAAGCCCAAAGACCTCGTCGGCATCCCGTGGCGTGTCGCCTTCGCCTTGCAGGCGGATGGCTGGTGGCTGCGGCAGGACATCATCTGGCACAAGCCCAACCCGATGCCCGAGAGCGTGCGGGATCGCTGCACTAAGGCGCATGAGTACGTTTTCTTGCTTACAAAGAGTGATCGGTATTACTACGACGCGGAGGCGATCAAGGAAAGTGCGACATCAAGCAGCGAAGGCATGCGCTTCGGCGGCAATAAATACGGAGACGACAAAAGCGATTTTCATGCAACAAAATCGGGAAACGTATCTAAAGAGTACGAAAAGGCTAACAAGCGATCAGTTTGGAAAATCAGCACGAAGCCTTACAGCGGGGCTCATTTCGCGGTTATGCCTGCCGATCTGGTCGAGCCTTGCATCAAGGCAGGATGCCCCGATCAGTGCTGCCCCGTGTGCGGTGCTGCCTACGAGAGGATCACCCAACGCGACCGTTTTGCGACAAGGCCCGGCAAGGTGACAAAGACCACGGGGGACGCTCTTGTTGACGGCAACCGGGATCCCCAGAGGCACATCACGACCGTCTCCACTCTTGGATGGGCTCCCGCCTGCGACTGTGCTGCATCTGTCGCCATGCCCGGCACAGTGCTTGACCCATTCGCAGGCAGCGGCACGACGCTCGCCGTGGCGGCAGAGTTGGGCCGCAACGCTATCGGGTGCGAACTAAACCCCGACTACATCGAACTAGCCGAGCGAAGAATTCTTGACGCCCGGCAATCAGTGGCGTTGTTTGAGGCGATGGCATGACAGACGACGAACTCAAACAAGCCGAGCAGATCGCCCGCAAGTACGGGGCGGCGAACTGCTGGACAGGAACAAGCGGCCACCTCGCAGGCTGGATTCTGCGGCTACTGGTTGAAGTCAAGAAGCTCAAGGAGGAGCGGGATGGAAATCACACTGACACTGCCTGAGTGGTCAGCCGTCGTCGACGCGGCCTGGCTCCGCATCGTCGCATCGGCAGCCCAGCGGCTTGATCACGCGACGACCTACCGCCGCTCGATGGTCGAACGGGTTGCCGAGGAGATCACCGGGGCCGCCGGGGAGCTCGCTGTTGGCAAATGGTCTGGGCGATTCTTCGTGCCGTCTGTCGGCACGTTTCACCGCGTGCCTGACTGCCTTGGCGACGTTGAAGTTCGCAGCACGCGACACGCTGACGGCCACCTGATAGTGCGGGACAACGACGCCCCAGATCGACGCTATCTGCTCGCCATCGTCGGCGATGAATCGGTACGGCTGGCCGGTTGGATTGTCGGGATGGAGGCACGGCGGGACGAGTGGCGGAGAGCAAGCCAAAGGAGCACCAGGCCAGCGTGGTGGGTGCCGCAGAGCGAGTTGAGGCCGATGGGGGAATGGTGATGGCTGGTGAATGGATCCCGATAGATTGCAACATTGGCATGAAGCCGGAGGTGCTGACGATTGCCACCGCAAACGGCATCGAGCCAGAGGTGGTCATCGGCAGGATGGTCAGGCTGTGGGCCTGGGCGTGGCACGTCACCGCAGACGGCACGATCAGCGTGCCCCCGCAGATGTTGCCATCGGTTGCCGGGGGCGACGAGGCATTCTGGGCTGACGTTGAAAAGGCCGGATGGCTGACCACAACCAGCGATTCTGTGACCATCCCAGGTTGGGAGGAACGCTTCACAAATGCCGCAAAAAAGCGGCTTTTAGACGCTCGCCGGAAGTCTGTCCGCAGAAACGCGGACAAATGTCCGCCTGCCAAGCGGACAAATGTCCGCGAAGTTGCGGACAAATGTCCGCCTGCCGGGAGGACTAAAAGAGAGGAGAAGAAAAGAGAATTCTCTCCTCCCGAGTTTTGGAAATCTTTCCGCGAGGAGTGGAACGCTGGCCCAGGCAAACGCTGGACGCCCTCCAAGCCGCCAGTCGAGTGGGACGACGAGGAACGCGACGACGAGTGGCTGGCCGATGCCCGTCAGGCAATCGCTCGCCTGCCCGGCTGCCGGTACTTCTCAACACCCGTCACGCTCTCGCAGTTCATCAAGCCCGGCTGGCTGGAAAAGATCATCGCTGGGGAATTTGACGCCCCTCCTAGAAAAAATGGCAGGGCCGCGTTCGATGACCGGCCACCAGTGAGAGAGTTCGACCCGGCTACTAAGGCCGCACTGGAAAGAACAAGGCGAGCACTGGAGACAAGCCGTGCGAATTGACACGCTGACAACAAAACTTCTGAAACGTGCGTGGGAGGACTCCTGCGATGACCAAGACAGGCTGCTGCTGGAAGCGGCGGCGGTGACGATTGACAGGCTCGCCAGAAGGTGCCTGAGAGTGGCTCAGGAACTAGAGCGGGTCGAATTTCTTCAACAGGAGGGAAGAGATTATGACGGTGGTTTGTGATTTTGTTCAAAGGACTGATCTGATCCAGACGCTTTCGCTTGCGGGCCGCGTGGTGCCGAGGCGAGCGATACGCGAGGTGCTGACTTGCGTCAGCCTGGCTCCCGGGCGGCTGGAGGCCACCGATGGCGAGATTCGCCTTGAGGTGCCGATTATCTACGGCGGGGACACGCTCCTCCTGCCGTTTGCTCGCCTGGACGCCCTAGCACGGGCCTGTACGGGTGAACAGGTGGTGATTGAGCCCGAGGACGGGCAGGCGACCATACGGGCTTCTAGGGGCGTCTGGAGGCTTCCTACGAGGTCGCCGGAGGAATGGCCCGAAATGGCACCGGCGGAGTGGTCGCCAGTGGCCCGCATCCCGGCTGACCAGTTGGCTCGTGGAATCGCGGCTGTTATCGACGCCTGCGACCGCGACTCTGCCCGGTACGCTCTGGCCTCGGTGCTGATCCAGGTCATCGACGGCGTGGTGCATCTTGTGGCGACCGATGGCCGCCGCCTGCACCTGCACCGGATCGAGATCGACCAGGCCGTCGACGATTGCTCGGTTTTGCTCACTGAGCGATCTGCTCAGTTAGTGGCTCATCTGGCCTCGCAGTTGGACGACGAGGGCGAGGTGCAGATTGAGCGGAGCGGTGCCGAGGTGCTGTGCAGCCTCAGTGCTGGCGGCCCAGCGAGCAAAATCTACGCTCGGACGGTCGATGGCAAGTTCCCTGCGTGGCAAAAGGTCATCCCGACCGAGGGCCGGGCAACGCCGACGACTGTCAGGGCCGACAGGCTCTGCGAAGCCATCCGGCAGGCGAGCATCTGCACCAGCGAGACGACCAAGGCCGTCACGCTGACGCTAGGGCAGGTGATCGTGGTCGAGGCAACATCGAGCGAAGCCGGGAATGCCCGCGTCGAGTTAGAGCCGATTGAGGCTGGCGACGAGGTGACGATCCAAGTTGACCCGAGCTACTGCGTGGCATTCCTTCGCCGCGTCGATGCGGTCGAGCCGGTCGAGGTGGAAGCGGTCGACGCGAGCTCTGCTCTGGTATTCCGCACCGAGGATTCAACAGGCGTTGTCATGCCGATGGGGGTGGATTGATGCAAGAATTCTTTATGCCTTCTTTTGGCGAAAAGCTCAACCGAGAACTAACCAAAAAAGGATTGCACGGCTTGCTCTTTTTTATATACGAAGAAATACATTTTGCCCGGGCTAATGTAGAGCCGCATCCTAATGACGGCATGGCCGCACAAGGCCTCAATATATTCATTGACTTTGACAAGGCCGAAATTTGCGGAGGAGTCAACGTCAAGAAGAAGCTCGTTGAGCTTTTAGACCTCGGGATACTTCAGGCCATGCACCACCGCCCCGGAGGAGGCGTTACTGTGGCCCTTTGGAATGAATATGTGCCACCTATTGAGTTTGATGATTCAGACGAGGAAAGCGAGGTGGAATGATGCCGAAGCGTAGAGAATTTGACGAGGCAAGACTGCGAGAGCTCTGGCCTGACAACAGGCTGTCGGTTGCTCAGATTGCCAGCCTGCTCGGGATGCCACGGGCAACGCTCCAGAAGATTTCTGCTCGCATGGGGCTGCCGCCGCGAGACTATCGGCAATATGACCGGGAGCTTCTGCGTCGTCTGTGGCTTTACACCGACATGACACCGCAGCAGATCGCGTTTGAGCTCGGCAGCTCGCGTCAGTTCGTCCGCGAACAGGCGAAGCTGATGGGGCTGCCGCGTAAGGTGCCGGAATATAAGCACATAGAACGCGACCCGACGCAGGAAGAGATCGCAGAGCGAGCGGCAGAGTGTAGGAAGCGGCACCTTGCTGAGAAACGTGCGGAGCCGGTGAGTTACAACGACGAAGCAGGCTCTATACGCTGCTTCACCTACTGCGGCGACTGTTACGTTTCAGCCTCTTTGCTTCCATAACTTGACGCCCAAGGTATGTAACAGGCATGGATGCCGACCCATATCAAAGCGAGTTCGTCGTTCCCGGCGATCCCGTGCCGCAATCGCGGCCACGGGTTACTAGGAGCGGGCACGTCTACTACGCCTCCAGAATCGTTCAATACCGGCGAGCGGTTGAGGCCGCTGCTCGTGCCAGCGGGCTGCCGCTTCGCGAGGGGCCGGTCTGGCTCGGGATCGAGGCAGTATTTCAACGGCCAAAAAGCCATATCAAAAACAGGGGGGGGGTAGGGGTCGTGCGTCCAGATGCTCCGGCCTTCCCCTATTCGCGGGGCGATGCCACCAACCTCGCAAAAGGCATTGAGGACGCTTTGAACCAGATCGCTTGGGCTGATGATTCGCAGGTCGTCGAGTTGACAGTACGTCGACGATGGGCAAAGCCCGGCGAAGAGGCGGGAGCATATATCACCATCTGTGACATCGAGCCGACCCCCGACGTGATTGAGAAACGTCGAAACACGATAAGCCGCCAGTGGACTGTCGCCGAGCGTGAAGCCCGCGATGTAAACCGCAGGCCGTCAGTTCAGGAGCGTCGAATGATAAACTACAGAGATATATTCGACGCTGAGGCTGATTATGGCTGACGAGCCTGAAGATACCTATGAGATGAATGACCCGATTGCCACGGTCATTCTGCAAACGGACGGCAAGAGCTACGAGCTGATACTTGCCGGGGGCGGTGGAGTAATACGCAAGCACGAGCTTTTCGGGCCGTTCCGAAGCAATAAGAAAAAGGCCCGGTCGACCATGCGTCTGCTATGGCACATCGCCTACCAGACTATCCAAGACGAGCTGCTCGGAGATATTGCCGATGATTAGCAGTTACCCGCTCAACATCGCCAGCCAGAAGTTGAACCTTCACGACAAGGTAGCCGCCTACATCGAGCAGGTTCGGCGTCAGGTCAGCGACGGGCTGACGATTGCCGAGCTCGCCGAGTTGATCGTCGCTGCTATGCGGTTGGCGATTGCTGCCGTTGACGAACTGGAGCTGGCAGGCGACCAGAAGAAGCAGATCGTGGCCGACCTGGCCGCGACGTTGTTTGACGAGTTCGCTGATCTTGTCGTGCCGCTCGGGCTTCGGCCAGTGTGGTGGCTCATCAAGCCGACCCTCCGTTCACTGATCCGCACGGCTGCTGCCGGTGCGGTTGATGCCCTTCTGCCCCTAGTGAGGAAAGCTGACGAATGATGACCTGGTTGCTCGCGGTTGCTGCCGCTGCTGTTGCCCTCTGGCCGACCAACAAGAAGGCGGGACTGCTGCCGAGCCTTGAAGGGCTCGACACGCGGCCAAAGCCTGCCAGCTACCTCGACGCCGTGTCATCACTGCAAACGGTGCGGACTCGGCTAATGCACACCAACCACCTTGACGAGGATCAGGCTGCCGCCTGCGATGTTCTGACGCTTGCACTGTCCGCAGGGAGTGACCAGGAATGAGGCTGCGTATGGTCGTGCTGCTGTCGATCCTCGCGGCGTGGTTGCTGTTGTCAGGCGACCGCCAGCCGACGCCAACACCGACGCCACCACCGGGCGAGCTCGACCTTGCCGGTGCGTTCATCGGTGAGACTGCCGCCGACGATGCCGCCATTGTCGCGGCCCTCGCCGGTGAGCTGGCCGACTGCATCGAGTTTGACCAGATGCAGGCCGAGCCGGTGCTGACGACCGGGCTGGCCCTCGACCACCTGCGGACACAGGCCCGGCTGTTTCGCTGCGATGGCCGCAGCCTCGGGCAGGTTCATCCAGAGCTTGCCAGGCGAGTGGGCGAATACCTTGACAGGAAGCTCGGCAACGCTGGCGGGCCTGTCGGGCCTGAGCAGCTTGCCAGATGGATTGCCGCCTACCGCGAAATCGAGAGGGCCGCCACCCGTGTCATCCGGTAGACCTGGTTGGCGAATCGGACTCGCCACCGTTCTCATCACGCTCTATGGCCTCGCTCTCTGGAACGGCCACGAAAAAAAAGGGGGGGGGTGGGGTGCCGCCTCCGACCAGTTTGGGTACCAACCAGACCCGGTTGGAGCGGCTGAGTTCCTTGAATCGCTCGACGTGCGATTTTTCGCCGATGCCGCACCTGATGCGATGCAGAAGGCCGAAGAGGTCGACACGTTTCTCTACCGGGCGATGGATGCCGCCAGCCGCGAGCGTTACGGGAAACCGTTTGCACCGCAACGGCAGGGGATCGGTGACTGCGTCTCGTGGGGTGCTGCTCATGCCGTCTACTGTGCCGAGGCTGTTGAGTGGCAACTAGGCGAGCGTGACGAGTGCCCGACGTTCCCGAGCACCGAAGCACTGTACGGCGGAAGTCGCGTCGAGGCCCGAGGCAAAGACGGCAGCGGTGAGCGACCTGTCGGCGGTTGGTCTGATGGCTCGACCGGCTACTCTGCCGCAAAGTGGCTCAGAGATTGGGGCGTAATTTACCGCCGCGAATACAAGCAGCACGACCTCCGCGACTACTCACGCGACCGGGCAAAGCAGTGGGGAGCGTATGGCTGCGGTGGACGAGATGACAACGGACGCCTTGACCGCGTGGCAACAGAGACGCCGTGCAAGCACGTCGTCAACGTCAGGACTTGGGAGGAGCTCGTCGCAGCGATCACCTCGGGCTACCCCGTGACCATCGCAAGCAGTCAGGGCTTCACCAAGACACGCGACGAGGACGGCTTCTGTAAGGCGAGCGGCACTTGGATGCACCAGATGTGCCTTGCCGGAATCCGGTTCAAGAAAAACGGCGGAGGCAGTGACCCCCGCGACGGTGCCCTCATTATCAACTCATGGGGCAACTACGTCGACGGTGGAAAGTGGCCCGACGATCAACCTGATGGCACGTTCTGGGCAGAGCGTGAAACCGTCGAGCGAATACTGGCTCAAGGCGATTCGTGGGCAATCGCCGAAGTGGAATTTAAGTGGCGAGACATCAGCCACGATAACTGGCTTGGAATGGAACGATGAGAAAACTGGAACGACTCAAAGTCTTTGGCGTGGTCGCCCTCTTAGCGTTTGCACTCGGCTCGCTCGTGGCGAACGAGACAGGCACGAGAGCAGAGCGGCCCTTCCTGCGTTTCCTGTCGACTGCTGCCCGCTGGGGCTTGCGGGCGATGGTATTTCTGGAACCAGCACCACCAGAGATTGAGCAGCAATACCAGACCTGCGTGGGTCAGGACGGCTTTGAGATGCTCGACCACTCGCGGAGCCTTTAGATGCGTTGGCTGGCAGCACTACTGACATGGTTCGCGGCAGACCCGCACGCCATTGACACCGAACGACCGAGAGCGGCTGCGTGCGTGCAGGCCGCCCATGCAAGCCTTCACCGAGAGATCAGGG